GCAGGAGGCAGCCCTCTTATCAGTTCTTCGACTGTCATAGGGCATCACCTCTCATGTCAAAGTTAAACCGTGATTGTGGCTACGATAAGACCTTTTCTGTATCTGAGAACAGGCACCATGTGGGATTCGGCAAATATCTTAACGCCTTCTGGATCATCGGTTTCAGTTGCGTAAGAGTAAATTTCACTCTTAACAGGCCCATTCTTGTTGAACGAAGGCGCATAGAACTTCTGGAAAGCATCAGGAGCAACAAGAATAAAGAGATCAGTTGCGCCATGCAGGTCTGTCTCACTACCGTCTTCGGCAAGTATGCTCTCATCAAATTCGTAGATAGGCACTCCATTGAGATTCCCGATATATGGGAAGCCGTAGTCGATGTTACCAATTACGAGCCTTCTGTTATCGAGAAGAGTCTTAATACCAGAGTTTGAAAGTATTGCGTCAACAACATCAGGAGTAGCAAGAGCAACGAGATTCTTGAATCCAGTAGCGTTGTATATTTCTTTCTGCCAACTTCTCAAGTCGTTAAGGATAACAGTGCTTGAAGAATCACTCCAAGTAGCTGTTTCCGCAAGATTAGCTGCTGGCACTTCAAAGTCGAACTCAAACCTGTCATAGTCGCCAGAGTAATCTATCTTTCCAGTGGTGACTATCTGTGAAAGCATCCATTCGATGTTGTTCTCAATTCTCTCTTTGATTAGCTTCTGTGACCTTGCTATTCTGCTAACAACATGGTTTCTGTTAACGCCAGTAAGGTCTTCGTCCGCCCATCTCTGAGTGAATATCTCATCATATGTAAGATCATCGGATTCTTTCATTGTAGGTGGCTCGATTATGTAGTGCTTGTAGTTATCGGTTTTCATAAGGTGCGCACGATCGCTTCTCTTCATGAATGGTATGAGTGCGTGATTCATCGTCTGTACATCAAACTCAACGTTTTTTGTATCAGAGAAAACCGTAGGCAGGCTAGTCTTGTTAAGGATAAGATCTGTTAGCAGCCTCGGTTTAAGCGATATTTCGGTTATACCCGCTGTAAGAGAACGATAATGAAATACATCGGGAAGTATCGGTCTGTCAGCCATTGATTATTCCTCCTTAGATAGCGTTGTTAAACCAGATGCGACCAATGAGATCGGCTTCGAGGTCGTCTGTAATGTTGTGTATATAGTCTCTGTAAGCTATACCGTGCATAAGGCAAGGAACTGCATCAGCTTCACCTTCAACGTCAACCTGCTGCACTGTGATGGCGTAACCAGTAGCGGAGCCGTCCTGCCCTTCAACGGCATCATCTTCACTTGCGGTAGAGGCTGGCGTTACTGTGAGGGTATTTAGCGTCTTGTTAACTGCGGTAACTTCCAAAGCACTACCGCCAGCAATCTTTACGCTATCGCCAACAACAAACGGGTCGGCACTCACAACAGGGATAGTATTAGATGCGGGGCTTACCTCTTCCGATACTGTGGTATATGGAACTGGCCTGAATACACCAGTGGCAGTGGTCTTGCCGACAACTGTTCCTGCTGGTATAAGGCCGTCCGAATCACCAGTATCAGCTAGTATTTCCAGAGACCTTATAACTGGCGGATGTTCTAGGGAATAAATTTTTACAAATTCGCTTTCATCTGTTTGTCTGTAACCAACGGCCATTTAATTTCACTCCTTTTTCTTAGGGTTAACACTGTCGGCAATCTCCTTGCCTAGTGTTTCATAGCGCTTCTCGTCATCTAGCGGTTTCTCATTGTCGCTACCCATTTTTTCGTTTAGCTTCACTTTTGGAACTTTCTCAAGAATCTTGTCAAAGGTTGCGAAATCCTTCTCTGAAAGCACAATTGGGTCAAGCTCATCAACGACTGCTGGCGGAACGCCTTTCTCAGTCCAGCTCTTCTTCCAAGACGCTTTCTTCTCGGCAAACAGCTTTGCCTTGAACTCTTCGTTTTCTGTCTTAATTGCCTCAAGTTCAGTAGTGAGTTCAGAGAGTTTCTTCTCAGCCGTTTCCTTAGCTTCCGTTAGGGTCTTTATCGTCTCTTCCTTTTCGCTGAGCAGCTTAGTATTGCTTTCAAGCTGTTCTTGCAGTTTCTTCAACTCATCCATGTCGGAATCCTCCTCAATAGGTTTCTCAGAAAGAGTTATCATAGGCACACCTGGGTGAGCTGGCGTATTAGTCAATGCCTGCGCTCTTAAAACTGGCCCCTCGATAGCTTTCCCTGTTTTCTTATCCATGTAGTTGTCAAAAAATTCGGCACTGAAATATCTGTATATCTTTTCTTTGATAAGCTCCTGACCTTTGTTTGTGGGCTTAACATACGTGTAGATGCCGTCTTCCCTCTTTTCGATGTTTTCAATATCGCCGTAGTTTTCACCGTTGTGGTCAAGATTCATGAAAGGTTTGTAATAAGTCTTGCCTTCCTTGAAGTTGTTGATTAACTTGTCAGCGAACTCCTCATCGATATTTATTACCTCAACGCCATTACTGCCTTTGTAATAGAACTTTCCATAAGGCAGCACGTTATGCCAGAAGCCGTCCTCAGATAGATTTTTTATCTCTGTCAATATCTCGAACGTTTTCATTCTCTGAATCACCAGCCTTTTTAAGCCACTCATCGAAGTTTGCGGCGCCACCGCTTATGTCTGGAACTCCTGCTAGTTGCCTTGCGAAGGAAACATCGTCATAGTCTTTGAAGTTGATTGCGCCAGACTCAGCCATCTTTACAAGGAATCTCGATACCCTTTCTCTCTCTTCAAAGTCAGGCTCATCCAGCACAACGAATTGACCGTAGCTTTCAGCGTTAGGAAAGTTGTAGTCAATCATCTGTGAAATAAGCTGATCCATGATTACGTCAACAACCTGACCCGCATAGGCTCTTGCAATATCATCGAACATCTTGTAATGAATCTTTCCTAGCGCATAAGCACCAGCGTTCTCAGAGCCTAATAGCAACTGAGGCAGGTTTAATGATCGGTACATAAGGTAATTGGCGTATTCAATGGCAGACTTGAATTGAGCAGAGAAGTCGGTACCAGGCGTTTGCTGTAATAGAGTTAGCTTCGTATTTGCATCCGTTGTTAGAGATGTTTTTGAATAAATGTTCTTCAAGAGGGCATTTACTTCCGTTGCATCGCCATCAGTTGCAGCCCATACGATAGGCAACGCAAATTTTTCCATTCCAACGCCCCAAATCTTAAACAGCTCTTTCTTTAGCTTCCACATCTTGTAGCACTTTCTGATGTAGCTTTGGCCGTAAAGCCCTTCCCCTAACCTGAACAGCACCATCTTGTCAATTGGTATGTCAACCTGACCGTTTGAAGAAGTCTGTTCTATAAATTCGATGTTCTTAGTCTTGTTGTTCAGCTTGATTGACATTGAATCCGATTGATAGACAGCCAAATCACCAAGCACTATTTTCCCATCAACCAGATACCAGACCTTTTCGGCGGCTCCCCATCCAAATATGAAGGCGTTAGTTAGCAGCCCTTCTATCCTTCTCTTCAAGGCAGTTGCCATCTGTTCTAGGTTTGAATTGACAAACTCTTTTATCTCGCTGTCTGGGTTAGTGTATCCGCCGATCTTAGAGCTTATTGAAGTCACAAGGAAATTCAGACCAGAGAATACAGTTTCGTCTTCGGAAATCAACCTAAGTTCCGAGTCTGTTATAGTCGCGGCACTGGAAAAGAAAACACTTCCGATTGCGGAAGCAGCCGAATCGTATGTAGAGCCGAATTGTTTGAGGGAAGGCTTCGGTTTCTCTTTCTTGTTGAATTTGAATAGAGCCATCACATCACCTCAAATGAAAAGAGGCATTTCTGCCTCTTCACGCTTTCCATAACTTTGACCTCATCTTGTACATTGCATCAAGTTCCTCGTCTTTGATACCAGCAGTCCTCATGCAGTATCCGCAAGCCTCGTATAACGTTTTCTCGTTTACGTCTTTCTTGTGGTATCCGAGCAAACATTCTTTCAGAATCGATTTAGCAAGCTCAACATATTCTTTGTACATATTCTTGTGCCAGAAAACCATCAGCAGATTTCTTCTTGCCTTCATAGATGTAGGATTGTATTTCAAAGCGAGCGCCGATAACTGTATAGAAACGTCAAACAATTCATCTTTCTTATGTGCAGCGCCGACTATGCCAAAGATAGCTGCCATTGCGCTTATAGGATTGTCGGGCGCTCTGCAATTTTTCTGTATGAAAGGAAGCGCTTCGTTAAATCTCTTCTCGAAGCCTTTCAAGACTATGTTGTTTGTCTGTTTGGAAGTTACCTGAGCGTATATAAGGTTTCCAGCGACATTGAAAAAGGATTCTTCCCACGGAGCTGTGTCTATTGCGGTGTACATTGCGTTTATTCCGCTGTCAAAGTCGTGTTTGTCATTTACGAAGCTGATAGCCATGCTCATATATCTCATAGCCCTGTTAGTCAATGCAGCGGTAATCAGATTAAAGGCTATGAACGGTATCAAAATCAGCAGCGCATACGGATTTAGAATAATCACATCAGGTACAAGCAGAGCCGTGAACAACAGCATGAACACCATGTGGTTAGGCTGCAATGGGAACGAGAAGAATACATCGATCGTATAGACTATTATTGCCGTGCCTATTATCCAGTTGTTTGTTGTGAAAGCCATTACCAATGCGAATACAAGCAGCGTCATATAAGATACAAGACGAACAATGCCGCCTTCTACCAGCATATCTATGTAGTGGTTATGCGTTCTATCGACTATGCTGTGGGGGTATCTGTCAGCGGTCTCTACCGATGCAATCTTCCTGAACGGATTTGATATGTTGTCAACGCCAGTTCCAAAAGGATTAGCCTTTACAAGTTTCCAAGCGTCTTTCCACAATAGTTGCCTGCTGTCAACGCCCTCCATTATCTTTGCTTTTGCCTTCTTCAATCTGCCTATAATGTTTCTGAAATAAGGTGTGCACATGAAGATGACAGAAGCCCAAATAATTACTAGAGCCTGAATGAACATACCGTTTGCAATTGTGAAGAACGTCAGCATCAGCACTTCCACAAAACCAGCGACAAGCGTTGCCCTTCCAGCCGTCAACAGCAATGCAGAGCCTATGAACACAAAGGCAATCGATGATAGGATTGCATTGTCAATTACCAGAAACGCAACAGGCATCAGTACAAGCAGGAAATTTGCACATTGCAGCGGATTGAGGATAGTTCCGAGATACCTTCCGCTCATATTTGTCTTGTACCACCATTTGATTTTCAGCTTGAACTTGTCTGAAAGATATTGAAGCCAGACTAAGCCAGCTTCTACTATTCCAGCAATTAGAAGGGTAAAAGGAATCAGCTTATCTCCAAATACTGTGTTCAACTGAAAGCCTGAAAGCATCAAGACTGGTATCAACATTCTGAAAGCAAGCCCCATGTTTCTGTCTGTGTTTCCAAAATAGCTTACGAAAGGACTTTTGCTGAATACAGTGTTTGCAATGTTTATGCCAAACCATATGACAAGCAACAGTTGTACTTCAAATCCAGGCAAGTAAGCGTATCCGTTTAGGAACATAGATAGAAGCATAGGTATAGCAAGCGCACTGCCAAACTCAGTTTTAGTTACGGCAAAAGGCAGCCATGCTGATTTATCGTGTGCAAGCGTTATGCAAAGAACTGTGACTATGAACAAAGCAGCCTGATAGTGCAACAGCCAGTCCTTTGGTATTGCAACAGCGACAAGAGACAGTATTACGCAAAGCAGCATCGAGCTTACCAGCCTCTTGTAGCTGGAAAGATTAAATTCCCTCTCCACTTTTTTACCTCCTATGAATAACAGCTTTTCGCAAGATAGTTCAAAGCCTCGACAGGGCTTAGAAAGAAATAAGGTAGTTCGTTGCTTTCGTTGCAGTCCTCTTCAACAATGTAGAAACCATCAGGAGTAGCAATTACTTTATACCTGCACATGACTTCATCACCCTGTTGCGGTCTGCATTTATCATGTGTCTGCGCAACTTCAAATACAGCTCCGCATAATCATTACACGGCATTTGTTTCAGCATATTCAGAAGCGCATCAAAATCAGTTCTGGTAAGAGTTACACGAAACCTGTCCGTCTTATAGTTCAAAACTGCCTCCTATCAATCGGGAACTATGCTTGGAATGTCGTCTTTGTTCGAGAGGATTACTGACCTGCCTTTCAAGTAGCTGTATATGCCGTATCTCATAGCGTCACAGGCGTGGTCATCGACTTTAAGAGGTTGGTCAATCCCCTTTTCTTGTGCCTTGTCATCCCACGAATACTCTGATATTTCGTCAAGTAAAGGCGTGCACTTTGTATTTACCTTCAAATCCCTGTTGTACATTAGCGTTGCAATGCTCCTTATGCCGTCTAAAACGTCATTATTGCCTTGCAGCGCATTGAAGCCTCTGAATCTAAGCTCGGTTATGAAAGAAGTTGCCGAAGGGTCAACAAATATCTTGTTCGGTCTTGTGCTGCCTACAAATTCTTCAAAGTCATCAGCATATTGAGAGTCAGTCTTAGTCCAGCCCTCTTCCCTCGCATCGAAGTAGTAAACGTTCTCAATATAGAATCTAACTCTGTCCTGCCTATCCTCTACCCTTATATCCACAAACGATGTCGGGTTAGTAGAGCCGTAGTCAACACCTATCACTCTCTTGAATTTGCCTTGTGGCAGCTTCGTGTAGGTATTTACAGAATGGTCGAACATATCGTAGATGATTCCCTCTGCCATTACCCATTCGCCCAACACATACCGCTTGTAGAAAACGCCAGAATAAAGCCTCTCGTATCTTTCAATGATGCTCTTGGCAAGCGAGAGGTTATCTTCCATTCTGAAATGCAGAGGAAAGACGTGCTTTTCAATGCAATCATCTATGTATTCTGTCTTTATGTAGTGATGAGGGCTTGAAGGGTTACAGTTGAGAAATATACGAGAGTTTTTGACCGAACATCTGCTCATTGCCTGATCTGTGAATGATTTTGGAAATAAAGTAACCTCGTCTCCGTAGAAACCCGCTGAAGTCAATCCCTGAACTAAGTCTTGAGACGCTTCGTTGTTTGCCCCAAAAAGGTAATAAGTGTTGTCGCCTATCACAAGATAGTTCTCAGCCCTGTTCCATCTGTATTGCCAGCCCCACGTTTCGAGAATTTGTGTCATGGGGCGTATTACGTTCCTCTTCAATGAGCCGACAGACTTTCCAGCTACAATAAAAGCCTCGTCACTGAAGTTTCTCTGCCCCCAAAGAAGGAATGAAGCGAGCATCGAGATAGTCTTGCCCGAACGTATAGCCCCATGCGCTACAACTACGTCTCTGTCTGTATATGGCGATCTCTCATCCCACCAGTAAAGAAGCTGTTTCTGCTTCTTAGAGAATGGGTAGAACTTGAAGGGCTTACTCCTTCCCAGAGGCATACAGTTCCGCTAGTTCTTCGTCAGTGGGGTTTAGCTTGGATATGAAGTCTTCAATGAACTCGTTTCCTTCAGTGTTCATGTTGACTATCTTGGAAAGGTTGTTGTCGAGATTAGCCATAATCTCGGTCGTTATCTTGATACTCTTCAACGTGTTGAAATCGATAGGCTTTTCGCCATCATTGTTCTGATAATCCGCAAAAGCCTTAACCAGAAGCGAATAGAGGTTGAGATGAAAGTTTATCTTTGACTTGTTGTAGGTTTCAATATCTTTCTCGAAGCTCTCGATTACCTCTTTGGTTTTCTCTACCGTTATCTCTTCTCTTATAGCATCCCATCCACCGTCCTCAATCCACTTTCTGACGGTGTTGTAAGAGCCTATTCCGAGTTCCTTGATTATGTCATAAATGGTATGCCCTCTGAGATACATGGCTTTCGCCTTATCAACTATCTCTGGTCTGTAATAGCTACCCATTATGAGTCACCAGCCTCTTCTTTAACGTGTTCAACAATTATTTCGGCAAGGCGTTTCTTGCCGTACTGTTTGATGTACTGCTTGAGCATAGGCTCATCTTTCCTGTCAAACTCAAGGCTCATTCGGTAGTAGTTGTCTTTCTCCCACTTCATCTCATAGCCTTCTATGCCCTTCAAAGGAGGCACTTTCAACAGTTTTTCGACCTCTTTCATGTCAAAGCCTGTGAGAGAAACGTCAATCTTTGCACAGTCAAACTCCTGCAATAGAGATGCCAGCTTTGACTTATCCCAATCACCGCTGATTCTGTTTAGGGCAAGGTTTAGAGCCTTTTCCTGCTCAAGGTCTAGGTCAACTTCTGCCATGTCGTATTCAATATCCCACTTAGAAGGATCTTCTTTAGCCAGCTCTCTGAGAACGTCTAGCCTCTGATGCCCTCCCACCACTCTGTTTTCGTGTCTCACATTGTAGATAATAGGGTCAACATAACCAAAGTTGACAATACTGTTTCTCAGCTTCTTTCTTTCCTCAGCACTCATGATTCGTGGATTGTATTCTGCCATCTTTACATCCCACAATCGTTTCTTAACTATCTTCATCCGCTCACCTCAAAATAATTCTTTGGCGTCTATCACCATGTAGTTGTGAAAAACATTCTTGTAATGCTGCCAGCCCTTATGAGGCACAAGTATTACAAGGCAGTCGCTATCAAGAAATTCCTTCGGCATTGCAGAATCTACAAGAGGGTCGTAATGCAATACCTCTATGCCCCTTTTCCTCAATATCTCAGCTATTTCTAGGGCTTTCGAGTTTGTAGTTATGTTTGTATCCGCTTTGTAAGCCTTGCCAAAAATACTTAGCCTGAACTTCCTTGCTATTTCTGAAATACTGTTTGCCTCCGCAATATCAAGGACTGCGCAATGTATTTCGTTTGCTATCTGCTCAGGAATGCTCTTGCCATAGTCAAGCAAAGCCCCTAGAGAGCGTCTAGCGTCACCATGCAAAGCATCCAGCAAGAACTGTGTATCTTTCTCAAGGCATAAACCGCCTATTCCGATGCCAGGCTGCATCATGCTGACGTTTTGATGTGTGTTGACGTAATCTATTATTTTTGAGTCAAAACTGTTTGCTACGAGGTTTGAAAAGGCTATTTGAAAGTATCTATAAGCGTTTTCAACAAGTTTGCTAACTACCGCATCGGCAGGATTAGGCACTTTTATGAGGTCATACTCGTTCATAAAAGGTTTCAGAGCCTCTTCAATATCTTTCCTGTCTATTGAACTGGTAACTACCGAATAAAGCCTTGCAGTAGCCTTCTTTCCAGCGGGCTGCACTCTCTCAGGCACATAAATTATAGGAAAGCTGTATTTTTGCTCTATCTTGTCTAACGCTTCTAAGGACAATGTGCTTTCTATTACTGCAACTGAGTTTGAGGTATTGTTTATTTTATCCAGCACGTTGTACAATCCATAAAAGTCTAATCCAGGATTGATAGCAACATAATAAATCTCGTTGTCTTTGTAGCACTCTTCATAGCCCTTTGCTGGATCGATAATCTCTGGATCTCCATACCTTTTCAATAATCTGTAAGTTTCCTGCCCAACAAAACCGTAACCTACCAAAATCATGCTTTCACACTCCTTACAAAATCAAGGAAAGTGGCTTTTCTTGCTTCGCTGAACACATATTTGTACTGACTGTCTTTTATACTGGTCAATAAACTCTGATAGTTGCCATATTTCCAGTATTCTTTTATCTGCATGGCTGGAATAATCGAATTGCTAGGTGATATAAGTACACCAACGCCGTCATCTACCAAATGTCTTTTCATCTCTACAAAGTCATCCTCTACAATCACAGGAGTTCCAGCGCATATTGAGTCATACAGCTTGTTTGCAGAAGAATACAGGTAATTAGTCCTGATATTGCCTTTCTCGTCTCTAGGGTCAAATGAGCAGAAAGAAAAGGCAGCTCTGGATATTCTGTCTAACAGTTTCGAGTTCTCGATGAAAGGCTCATACTTTATGAAGTCTTGTTCGGGCTTCTTCTTAGAGCCGATCATCACTATATCGAATCCAGCCTTGTCTAGTCGCTTGAACAACTGCTTTTCTCTGTCAAAGTTTCTAGGAGTAGCACCGACAAGCACTATTTCTTTGTTTCTCTTGTCTTTGCTTAGTGGCGTAATCAGCTTATTGCCTAGATTCTCAAACAGGAAAGTCTTATCGTTGTACTTTTCAGCCTTCTCTTTTGTAAGCTCTCTGGTCATAACAAGACCGCTAGACAGCTTGCATATGCCATTGAATATGTGTTTGCCAGCAGCAACACGCAGCTTTTTCGGTATCCTGCCGACTGAAGCGAGGTAATCGTCAGGGATATATTCGTGAATATCGGTTATTACTGGTATTCCCCTGCTTGTAAATGCTTTGTAAGGCTTAAAAGGCACAGTAACCTGATAATGATGGAAGTAAGCTAAATCACAATCGACAGTTCTCAAATAATCGGCTACGAAAAGCTCAAACTCCCTTCTTTCGCTTATCTTATGCCCATGCTTGTAATACATGGGAATATAATCAATGTTTGCCTCGCTAATTGGCTTCTCTTTTATGTTCTCAGTCCAGTAGATGTACTCAACATGATGCTGTTCTGCAAGAGCCTTCACTGTCCTGATTACCCTTTTGTCGTTCTTAGGGTGTGAGAAGCCCACAACGCATATTCTCATCTTTCACTCCTCTCATGCTATCTTTCTACACCACCTGATGTCGTATAAATAGCTGTCAGTCTTGTTCTTGTCGCTACCGTCTCGTCTTGCGTAAGTATGAATAGGAAGCTCTTCTCTCAAAATCCTTCGGTGTATGCAGGCAACAGAAGTTATCCAGACACCTTTAAGAGGCTTGACGCTTACTCCGTATTATGTTTGAGCCTCCCAACTCACCCAAAACACTATGAGAACGTCTTTATCGCTCTTATTCATGTATCTTGATATGTCGTAAGTATTGATGGTTACTGTGTACTGAGGGTCGAATCCGTAGTTACCGCTTTTGAAGAATGGTTTTGCCCTGTATTTGAGGTCTGTTTTCAAACCGTTGTAAGCTATTAAATCGATGTCATACTTGTCTTTCTTGTCTATTTTGAAGCCTAAATCAGGGTATTTCTTGACAAATTCCAGTTCCTTCTGCTCTCCAAGCCTGCACCACCACAGTTTGTCCTCTGTGTTGTGCATTTATACCTCCAAAGTTGTTATTACTTAACTTGTGCGCCTTCGCTATACTCAAACAAAGGTTGTTCTGATTTCAGCCTCTTTTCGGCAATCTCTATGTACTCTTCATTTAGTTCAATGCCGATATATTGTCTCCCATTTCTAATTGCAACTAATCCAGTAGTGCCAGCTCCAAAGAAGGGGTCTAAGACAACACCGCCACTAGGGCAACCAGCAAGTATGCAAGGCTCTATGAGGTCTGGTGGGAAGGTTGCAAAGTGAGCTTCTGAAAAAGGCTTGGTTGTTACAGTCCAGACCGTGCGCTTATTTCTACCTGTTGTAGCCTTTCTTACACCAACAACAGCTCTAGGATTGTCTGTTGCTTTAAGATGCTCGTTTTTTGTGCCACCAAAAGCATAGTTGTATCTCTCTAGCGACTTTTCTGATAGCGGCTCTTTAATTGAATCCGAATCATAATAGTATCTAGGAGATTTGCTCATCAGAAAAATGTACTCATGAGCCTTTGTGGGTCTGTCTCTAACACTTTCAGGCATAGGATTAGGCTTGTGCCATATGATGTCTGAACGCAGATACCAACCATCTGCTTGCAAAGCAAAGGCTACACGCCACGGAATACCAACAAGGTCTTTCGGCTTTAGCCCTTTGACGACCTTGTTTGGTCTTTCTTTTACAACAGTCTTTCTGCTTCCCCTATTTGCTGCTTTGTTATCCTCTATCCCAGCGGAATTGCTACCAGCATAAGAATCTCCAAGATTTAGCCAAAGAGTGCCTTCATCCTTCAAAACTCGCTTTACTTCATGAAAAACAGATACAAGTTTTTCTGTATATTCCTCTGGCGTTCTTTCAAGCCCTAATTGACCATCAACGCCATAATCTCTCAATCCCCAATATGGAGGGGATGTTACACAGCAATCTATACTGTTCTCGTCAAGACTCTTGAGAACTTCTAAACAATTTCCGTGAATTATCTCAGACAATCTATACCTCCATTTGTCTTTTTCACATACTCCTTTGCCAATAACAAAGCCCCATGCCAGCGATCATGGGGCAAAAGGAGGCGGTTGTTTGTTTCTTTCGCTGGTTAGGAGGTGTGAAAAGGTGGTTGTTCTCTATGTAAACGAGGCGTTATTCGATCAGAAATTGAGCTAATTTAGCAGTTTTCAATCCTTCTGCAATCATTTCTGCCGTATCTCTCAATACCGTATAGTCTGGCACGGTAGCTTCACTTCTCGAATACAAAATTGAGTAGATGTAATTGACTACATCATCTTCTCTGACACCTAAATCTTCATTCAACTGCTTTCTGATGTTCAGATAAGTGTCAGTAGCTACTTTGTTCTCAATCATCTGCCTTCCAAGCACATTCATAAGTGTTTCTGCATCGATTCTGTCAAGTTTCAGCACCACATACTCTCTTTTCACTTATTACCCTCCTTTATATAGGTTTATCCAGGATTCAAGGTTTGCCTCCCAACTAGCCAATCCCCAAATAAACTCTTTGCTGTCCTTGTTTTCCTTGCATAGTTCCTCATAGTTATTGATTGCGAAAGTCAACATTTCTCCTACTTGCGAAACATAGCTAACTTTCAGCATAAATATGCCGTTATCGTCTAACACTTTGTATGGCAGCCAGTCGCCAGTTATCACAATGTTGTCTGCATATAGGTGTTCAAGCATAGAGCCTGACAAAACGTCTGTTGTTTGCACTTGAATCATGATGTCGGAAGCGCTTCTCAATGTTGCAATCTCCGTTGGATTCATGAAGTCTTTTAGTATAGTGAAGCTGAAGCCAGCTTTTCTGAGTCTATCAGCCACCGTTTCTATGCTGTATTCGTTGTTCGAGCCGTAAGTCATAGGCACTATGAAGTGTACAAGCTCTGGCAATCCAGCCTTGCGTATGCTTTCTATCACTTCTAGGTGCTGCTGAATCTTTGAAGCGTTATGCCCGATAGTAACTATCTTTGTATCGGTAGGCAAGCATAGCCATTCTCTGCATTTTTGCTTTGAAAGCATAAAACGCCTGATAATTCTCAAAGCAGGAAGCCCATATACACAAAGTCTCAGCTTTTCATGGTATTTGTGGTTGAAATAAGAGTCGAAAGCGTCTAATGTCTGCTTGTTTGCAAGAGTTATATAGTCAGCAACATCGAATAACGACTTTTGCTTTGCTTTTATATCGTCAGTTGTACGATAAAAGTCGCTTCCCCATACAGAAACTATGATTTTTCGGCACTTTTTCGGCAATATATCGGCTAAATTCACTGCTATATTGTTCACATAATGCACGTGGCAAATATCGTAAATATCAGACTTTTTAACGAATCTTCGCCTTGAAAAGTGCTTGTTCGCAGCAAAAACAGTCTCAACTACCCTTTTATCAGGCACTAATCTACCATTTACAGGCGAAATCACATTAACTTCTGCATCTGTGGCTTTCTGCATATGTTCAACAAAATCACTTACATAAACAGAACTTGAGTTACCTATTATCAGGATTTTCATTTGAGCAAGGCATCTCCAAGTTGCAACATATTTTGCTTTCTATCCGCAATCTTCTTAGCGGGTATGCCAGCCCATATTTCAAATTCAGGCACATTCTTAGTAATTAGGCTTATTGCACCAACAGCAGCTCCTTTGCCTATCTCTATACCAGGCAAAATAACGCTGTTAGCTCCTACAATTGCGTGTTCTCTGAGATAAACAACGCCTTCTTGAACGTTTGTGTACTCTTCTGGAACTGTCGGGTTGGTCATAAATTCACCAGAATAATCGTCTGAAGCCGAGAATATCCTTACACCAGCCGATAATCCAGAAAAATTTTCCATAACAATACCAGCCCTACCACCAAGAGAACAAAAAGACGAAATGTGTATGTGCGACCGAAGCCATATAGCACCAGTCATAAGCACATAATCGTCTATTCGCACATTGTTCCCGATAGATAGCAGTTCTGGATTCGTTATTATCGCTGTTCTGCTTATCTGCACATTCTTGCCAGGGTTTCTTATACCCATGTAAGACATTTCCTCATAACTGTAAAACCTGCCCATGCAAACCTCCTTTTGCTGTTTCGCCTCCAAGCAAACAGATGATTCATGCAACGCAATCGCTGTGATTTTTTATTTAAGCCTGATTCAGATTGTTAATAGAAAAGAGGGCGCAACAAAGTACGCCCTCTCGAAGGGAGGTGCCAGAAATGGCTGGGAGCGGGCCGAGAAGTCGAATCTCGACAATCGCCTTATGAGAGCGATCTGCGTCCGCCGCTGCCCGCTACGAAAAACGGGGCACTTGCATTGATGCCCCGCCGACCGAGAAACCTCGATCCATTTCTTTTCAGAAAAACAATTACGAAATAGCTGTTTGCAAGAAATTTCATTATCTATGATTTCCGTCAAATTTCACAATAAATTGCCGATAATGGTAGGCACGGATAGACTCGAACTATCAACCTTCTACGTATCAGATAGACGCTCTGACCAATTGAGCTACGTGCCTAGCCTATTAAATTAAACTAGCTTCTTGATTGTCTTTCCGTTGTCGTTGCAGAGATAGGCTTCACAAAGAGGGTGAATAACTATGACTTCTTCTTCACCGTTTCTCAAGCACCATACCGCTTTTACGTTGATTACTTCCTGCTCCTTCTCAACACAGTTCTTAGCCTCAACCTTTTCGTATGCTGACACGCAGTCGTGAGCAGGCATAAACAAGCGTGCTACCCCATAGTGTTTGCTAACAGCACCAAACGGCTCTTCAGACTTGAACACTTCTGCCTTTCTGTTTACGAAGTACATTCCGTCAATAATCTTGACTTCTCTCAAGTTGTCAAGCACAAACTCTTCAGGGTGATTCAATACCATCAAAATCATCTGTTTTCCTCCTGTCTGTCTGTTTTATATACTCGTAAGTAAGTTACTCGTAAGTATATAAGGTCAATGACCTTTAATCCATGAATATAAGGTCAGATAGCTTTACTCAATCATCGTCAATGATGTTCTTTGATTCTGCCATGTCATAGAGTTTTTCAATAAAACCTGATTCTACGAAAGAATAATCAGGCTCATCTAAACCGTTTGCTGCTATTCTCTCTATTTCTTCTATCTGAGTAATAGGCATCTTCATCTGATGCCGTCTTTGTATCGAATAAACACGAATAGCCTTCAAAGCAAGCCTGAGCCATTCATTCTCACGCATTAACTCTTTTATCTGCGCATCCATATCTACTTCTCTGCCGACCAGTTGCCGATAACATCACCAGCAACGCCTAATCTAATAAAGCCAGTCATGTAGTCCTCTGAAACAGTGCCATAGAAACCGTATTCTCTTCCATCAGCCTCTAGCAAGAAGTTGATATTTCCTGATTTTGATAGTCTCCCATTAGTTATTGTTGCGCCAGCAGTTGCGGTTGCATCAAAAGTGTATCCATCAGGAACTATCAGCATCTCAAAGTCAATCAACTTACCTTCAGCAATAGCGTTGACTTCCCAATTGCCGCTAATATCAGGGAAGTCTTTTACAACACAGCCTGCGAATAGCAGCGTAGCCACTACCGCAAGAATTACAAGTAGCTTCTTCATGCCATTTACCTCCTGTTTTTATTCATCAC